AAAGCAAAAATAAAAAAATAGAAACTCCTGTTAAAAAGCCAGATATAAATAAAAAGAAAACACCTGATTACTCTCCTAGAAGAGGTATGCCAAAAAAATCAGCACCTTCTAAAGATTACACAGGTAAGTTTGTTAATGAAAAAGGTGAAGTTGCTTATGATAGCGTTGGCGATTTCTTTAAAAATATAACTGGAACGGCTAAAAAAAGAGCAAGACCGGAAAACAGAAAAAGAATTCAAGCTGACACTAAAGGCGCAACAAAAGGTGTAGGCTTTTCTGGCAAATCCGTAGGCAACCCTTTTAAATTTAATAAAGGTGGGCCTTTAAAACCTGTTCCTACAGAAAACAAAGGATTGGGTAAATTACCGCAGCCTGTTCGTAATAAAATGGGTTATATGAAAAAGGGCGGTGTTGTTAAAATGCGTGGTGGTGGAATAGCTACTAAAGGAATGAACTTTAATAGAGGCTACTAATTGTCGCAACTAATATGCAATCTTCCTGCAGTTCATGTATGGGTAAGAAAAGAGTTTCTTCGAGATCATGAAGATGGTCATGGAGAGTTTGTAAAGGGTGTTTGGATATCTTGTAAATCTATGCCGGGTAGGGCTTTTTATTTTGAAACTTACTTGCCAGATTATGGGGCCATGTTTGACAAGCTACCAATTAGTGCATTTACATGGGAAAACAAAACACCAGAACAAGATTTAAGTTTGCCTAATCTGCAGTTTTGGAATTGTATGGATTATGGTGTAGTGGCAATACATAAACAGTTTATATCGTCTATGACTTTTGAAGTGATGACTAGAAATGCAGGTACATTTAAAGGTAAATATGTAGCTACAATAGATAATTACCATTCAGACATTAACACTATTGACTACAGCACAGCAGAAACACCTGCAGAACATAAGTCTCATAATCTTATAGAGCTTGAAAATGGACAGTTTGGCTTATACCCAAACAATAGAATGAGGATATATGATAATAGTTTAACACCAGACAAGCCCTTGATGCCAGACTTTAAAGTGAGTACAATAGAATATGAAGTAGAAAATGAAGATTACTTGGCAAGATATGGTGACAGTGATGATTATTTTTATAAAAGCAAGGATGAAAAATAATGGCATATTCTAGTGGTAGATATGCTTATGGCATTTGTGACAGAACTGGTTTTAGATATAAGATAAAAGACCTTGTATTTGAGGTCGAGAACGGTGTTAGAACGGGTTTGAGGGTAGGTTATGATGTCGCTGATAAAGATCACCCACAAAACTTTTTAGGTAGGCTTAAAGTCGATGATACGCAGAGTTTGTTAGATGCAAGACCAGATAGATCAGAGCCTGTTACAGAAAGATTATTATTCCTTGATCCATTTACAACTGCTGCGGCAGACAGTGGAAGTACAGTAATAACGGTAAAAGAAGTCTCGCATGGCAGAGCTACTTCAGACAGGGTAAGGTTTAGAAATTGTATTGGTTTTGATGGAATTACTAAAGCTAACTTTGAATTAGCTGATGGATATGTTATAACTAAAACAACAGATGATGCTTACACAATAACTATTGCAGCCTCGTCTACAACAGGTTCTAAAACTGGAGGAGGTGTATTTGTTACAGTTGGTCCAGTTTCTTTGGAGGCTTAAATGAGCTTTACATTTGCACAAATGAAAACAGCTATACAGGATTATACAGATAATTCTGAAACATTGTTTGTGTCACATTTATCTGATTTTATTAAAGCGGCAGAAGAAAGAATATTTAAATCTGTTGATTTAGATGTATTTAGAAAGAATGTTATTTCTGCTTTAAGTACAAATGATAAGTTTTTAACGCTTCCATCAGACTATCTTTCTTCTTTTTCTTTACAAATAACTACTGCTGGTAGCGAAGATTTTCTATTACATAAAGATGTAAACTTTCTGCAAGAGGCATATAATGGCTCTGTATCTACAGGCAAACCAAGATACTATGCACAGTTTGATATATCTAATTTTATTGTTGCCCCTACACCTAATAACAATTATGCGGTAGAATTACATTATTATTATAGACCTGCCAGTTTATCTGCTGGTGCAGATAGTGGCACTACATGGTTAAGTGTTAACGCACCATATGCATTATTGTTTGGGTCTTTAGTTGATGCATATATATTTATGAAGGGTGAAAGTGATCTTATACAACAATACGAAAAAAGATTTATGGATCAATTAACAAGATTAAAAGATTATGGCGAAGCTAGAGAAAATAGTGACGCATATGTAGACGGCTTACCAAGAAGCCCTAGAACTTAGGAGATATAAATGGCAACATCAAATGCGGCAACCAATTATCTAGAGAGAAGAATATTACATTATATATTTAAAAATAACTCTCTAAGTTTTGCTAGTCCGGGAGACAGCATATATGTAGGACTTGCAACAGCAGTAAGTGCAGCAGAAACTGGATCAGTTACAGAAGCAAACTTTACAAATTATGTGAGGAAACAGGTAACTGCAGCAAACTGGACTACAATAGGTGCAGACTCAACAGACACACAAACAGCAACCAATGCAGCGAATATTGAGTTTCCAGCATCTGGTGGTACAACTAATACAATAACACATGTTATTATTGCTGACGCATCAAGCAGTGGTAATATATTATTTGTAGGAGCTTTAGATGCCAGTAAGGTTATAGCTTCTGGAGATATATTTAGAATTAATGCAGGGAATCTAACTGTAGAGTTGAAATAATGGCACTTGTAATATCAGACAGAGTAAAAGAAACTACCACTACAACGGGTACTGGTACATATACTTTGGGTGGTGCTGTTACAGGCTTTGAAACCTTTACAGCTAATCTTAGTAACTCTGATACAACGTATTATGCTTGTACTGACAATACGGATTTTGAAGTTGGTATTGGCACTTTCACAGCCTCTGGAACAACATTAGCTCGAACAACTATATTAGCTAGTTCTAATTCAAATAATGCTGTGAGCTGGAGTTCTGGAACAAGAACTATATTTTGTACTTTACCTGCTTCAAAAACAGTGTTCTTAGATGCTAGTGGTAATGCTACAATAGGCGGAACAGTTACAGCTACTGGATCTTTTATTATTGGATCTGCTGATATGAATGAGGCAGACCTAGAAAAATTAGATGGTATTACAAATGGCACAATAGCAGCAAGTAAAGCTGTAGTAGTTGATGCAAACAAAGACGTTTCTTCATTTAGAAATCTAACTGCTTCTGGTGCAATAACTGCTGGTAGTTTTGTAATAGGTTCAGCAGATATAAACGAAAATGATCTTGAGGCTATTGATGGTATTACAGCAGGAACTGTTGCGGCTTCAAAAGCAGCGATAGTTGATACTAATAAAGATATTACTGGTTTTAGAAATGTAACTTTAACTGGAGAACTGGATGCAGCCACATTAGATATATCTGGTAATGCAGATATAGATGGTACATTAGAGGCAGATGCTATTACTGTTAATGGTACAGCTCTTAACACTGTTATTGCAGGTGTAACAGTAACCAATGCAACAAACTCTGCTCATGTTTTAGTAACAGATAACGAAAGCACCAATGAGGAAAATCTGATTACTTTTGTAGAAGGTGCAACATCTAGCACTGGTAATGTAGGTTTAGAGATGGATGGTAACTTTGCTTACAACCCAAGTACAGGCACAGTTACGGCAACTATATTTAAAGGTAACATAGACGCTGTTGATGGTGATTTCGATGGTACATTAGAGGCTGACGCAATAACTGTAGGTGGTGCAACATTGAGTTCAGTAATACAAGACGAGGCTACGGCTTTGGCAATAGCTCTCGGATAGGAGATAAAGAATGGCAAATACATTTAAAGTAATTACAAGAGATGTTGCTCCCGCAAGTGCAGGAACTCCTGAAACACTTTATACAGTACAATCAGGTAGCACTGTTATTGTCTTAGGATTAACACTTGCAAATGTACATACTGCACAAGTGACAGGAACAGTTCAACTTGTAAGCACAACAACACAAACATCACAGACACAAAATACTACGGCTCATATTGTAAAGGCAATACCAGTACCAGTTGGGTCTTCTGTAGAGATTATGTCGGGCAATAAGATTGTATTAAATGTAGGTGATATAATAAAGATAGACTGTTCTGTAGCAGATAAACTATCTGTAACTATGAGTTATATGGAGATAACATAATATGCCATATATAGGTAACGCAGCAGGTAATAGATTTGTAGCTTCTAAAGCAGCATCTGTGTATTCAGGTAATGGATCTACTACTGCATTTACATTAGAACATGCAGTAGGGTCTGACGAAGATATACTTGTATCTGTAGATGGTGTTATCCAAGAACCATCTGTAGCCTATGCAGTAAGCAGTGGAACTACACTTACATTTACTGCTGCACCATCAAGTAACTCTGGTAATAATATATTTGTTTATTATTTGTTTAGGACAGTTGGTACAATAGACCATCCTGCAACAAGTGCTTTGACTGCAACAAGTGGTACGTTTAGTACAGATTTAACAGTAAATACAAACACATTAATTGTGGATAGCACAAATAATTCAGTTGGTATTGGTGCATCTCCAGATAGTAACAGAGATTTACATATTAAAAGAACTGGTGCAAATGCAAGTATATTGATTGAAGAAACAAGTGCGACAAATTATGGACAGTTTATTGAATTAAAAGATAGCTCAACATCATGGTTTATATCAAATAGATATGCTGCAACAGGTTCTGGTTCTAGTGGATTTGGTATAGGCACAACCAATAGTGGTGATATGTTACAAATAGATACCAATGGTCATGTAACTATGCCAAGTCAATCTGCTTTTTCAGCTAAGGTTTCTAGTCAAATAAATAATATTACAGCAGGAGGTGCATCTAATACAACTATAGTTTTTGGAACAACAAGATTTGACCAAAATAGTGACTATAATACTAGCACTGGGATTTTTACTGCACCAGTTACAGGTAAATATTATTTTGACTTTCATCTTAGATTGGAAAACATAGATACAGCAGCAAATACCTATGATTTTAATTTAGTAACTTCTAATGCTACTTATGTTCATAGATTTGACCCTGATTACGGTGATTCTGACACAGGTTTTTATCATGTAAATTTTAGTGTTTTAGCAGATATGGATGCTACGGATACTGCTAAAATAGATTATTATCAAGATGCAGGTGCATCTCAAACAGATATAGATGCAAATTCATATTTTACAGGGCATCTAGTATGCTAATTAGCCAAAGTGAAACAACGTAACATAAAGGAGTTATAAATGGCAGATCACACAAAGACAGTAACATTAACAGATTTACAACAGAAGATTTTATCTAATGATTTGTATAACGATACAGACAATGCAGGGATAGATACTTGGATACAAGGTGCTGTAGATGGCAAGATAAACAACTTATGGAAAAGATTTCAACAAGAGTGGACTACAAAGCTAATGAATGATGAGAGCTTTACAGATGCAATACCATCTAATCAAGCAGACTTTGTTGCACTTGTAACAGCAAGAAGCGATTACCAAAATCGTAAACAAAGAGATGATGCAAATAATGTAGGAGGATAGCATGGCATTAACAAAATTAAACTTCTCTGGTCAGCCTACCTTACCATCTTCTATATTTCCTACTGGTAGTGTAATACAAACTGTTCAAACAAGATTAAGCGATACTAAACAAGGTATATCACCTACTACTTTTGAAGATGTTCCTGATTTTACTGTTTCCATAACACCTCAATCAACTTCTTCAAATATATTAGTTAGTGTTTCGTTATCATGGGGTTGTGTAAGTAATCCTTATGGTGCTGTCAAAATAATTAGAGATAGTACTGAATTAGATATAGGCACTCAAACTGGCACATCACATACACAAGCAACTTTTGCATTACAAGGTGTTGATAATGAGTATAGATTAATGTGTGATACATTTCAGCTTTTAGACACAAGTATTAGCACTACAAGCCAAGTTACTTATAAGTTGCAGTGGAGGTCAAACGTAAACCTTTACTTAAACAAACCTTACAATTTACAAACTGCAACTAATGCAAATGTAACTACTGGTGTTTCAACATTTACAGCACAGGAGATTGCAGGGTAATGAAAATGCAAATGAAACCTGAACTCCAAGTACAACTAGAACTTGAAGCCCATGAAAAGGAATGTGCAATACGTTACAAAGTAGTTGAAGATAAACTAAGTGCTCTTGATAAAAGGCTTTGGAGATTAGAAGCAATGCTGATGGCAAGTACAATTACTGTCGTAGCTTTGATGATAGGTATAATTATGAAATAGAAAGGTAAAGGGAATGTTAGACCCCATATCAGCTTGGGCAGCAATTACTGCTGGACACAAAACTATTATGACTGCCGTAAAAATGGGCAAAGATTTAAGTTCCCTTTCCACAGCTATAGGGAAACTAGCACAAGGAGAAGCTCATCTTCAACATGGTGAAGCACAGAAGAAGAAGAGTAGGTTCTCATTTGCAGAAGATTCAGCTATAGAAAAACATTTTAAAAAAGAAGCTCTAGAAGATATGAGAGCTGAGTTGCGTAAAGCTTTCCAGTACTTTGGAAAAGCTGGACAATGGGAGAGACTCCAAGCAGAGATAGCCCAAGAAAGAGCTAGACTTAAAAAAGAACTAGCTGAACAACAAAGAATAAAGGACAGAAACCTAACCATAATAGTTGTAACTGCTTTACTTATAACAGGTGTAGTAGGTATTGCTTCTTGGGTTAAGTTCCTGCAAGGAGGATTCTAATGTTTAAAGCCCTAGTTATAGCTTGTGCTATATCAAATCCACAGATGTGTATAACATTTGAAGATGCTATAAGTAAGTTAGATACTGAGCAACAATGTATTGAACGTGCTTATCAGATGAGAAAAGATATAGCAGAAGAACTAGAAGACATGAAGGCTGTTGCTTATAAATGTATACAACTTAAAAAAGGTAAATTTACATGATAACATTTTATTTTAATGTGTCTAAGTTCTTTAGCAAGATTTATGCTTACTTCTACAACAAATATGTTAAAGCTTTGAGAAAGAAACAGACTAAGGAAAGTACAAAATGATACAGGCACTAATAGCACCAGTTACTTCTTTGTTAGACAAGTTCATCCCTGATGCTGATACTAAACAAAAGATTGCTCATGAACTTGCAACAATGTCACAGAAACATGCACAGGAGTTAGCCAAAGGTCAACTAGAGATAAACAAAACAGAAGCTGCTCACAGGTCACTGTTTGTTGCAGGTTGGAGACCCTTTCTGGGTTGGATACTAGCAGCTGCAATGGGGTGGCACTTTGTATTTGCACCTATGACAATGTTCATCTGTGCTTATTTTAACGTACCAATACCAGCTTTACCAGTGTTTGACATGGATAGTCTTATGACTGTACTACTTGGTATGCTTGGTTTAGGTGGATTACGTACTGCAGAAAAGATAAAAGGCATAACTAAATAATGGAATTAGAAATAGTAAGTATATTCTTACAAGTATTAACATTACTGGCTGTATGTGCTAACACAGCTATCAACATAGTATATAGGTTGAAGAAATGACAGCAGATAAAAAATTAATAGATGATTTACATGCAGAGGTAACTCAACAGTTACTTCTACGTGTACGTAGTGGAGAAGCTACAGCTAGTGAACTATCAGTGGCTGTTAAGTTTCTTAAAGATAATGGAGCATCCTTAGATGTTATAACGTCAGACAATCCTATGGCTAGTTTATTACATGAGCTACCCTTTGATGTAGGAGAGAAATTACAATGAGAGAAGCACCAAATGCTACACTAAAACATATTACTGTAACTTTAACAGGAGGTAACTGGACTAAACTAATAGATACAAATGTTCAACGTACTTACCTAATGATACAGAATAATGCAGACTCACATCAAATTGAGGTAGGATTTGGTACAGATACAACAGCTCCTACAAGTGGTTTTGTTATAGATGGTGCTACTTCTAATCATAAAACACACGAAGTTACATTTCAGTTTAACGTAGCTCCTATCAATGCTGTGTGGGCTAAAGCAGAAGATGTACATGACCATCCATTACATGTGGTGTATGATGACTAACATTCCAAAACCACTACATGATTTTAGAAACTTTACATACCTTGTATGGCAACATTTAGGCTTACCTGAACCCACTCCCATACAGTATGACATAGCTAACTACTTACAAAACAGTCCAAAACGTAGCATAATAGAAGCTTTTCGTGGTGTAGGTAAGTCTTACATCACTGCTGCATATGTAGTACATCAGCTACTACTTAACCCTGAACTAAAGTTTATGGTTGTATCAGCTTCTAAAGCAAGAGCAGATGACTTCTCAACCTTTACACAACGTATCATTGTTGAACTTCCTATATGTCAGCACCTCGTTGCTAGAGATGGTCAGAGATGGTCTAAGATAGCTTTTGATGTTGCACCTGCTAAAGCCTCTGGAAGTCCCTCAGTGAAGTCTGTAGGGGTCACAGGACAGC